TATTTTTGAAAAAAAGCACACTTTTTATCGTTTTCCCCTTGCAATCATACACAGGTATGATATTATTACAATCAACAAGGGGCAATCAAGCCCCGCCTGATACCGCCATCCCCCACGGGAGAGAGCGAAAGGAGATTCACCATGACCGCACAGACCACCCTGACCCGCACCAGCTACGGGGAACTCCTCCCAAACAACGCAAACCAAGAACACCGCGCACTACTCGCCTCCGCCTGGAACCTGGTCAAGCTCGCCAGCAAGAAACTTCCTCCCAGTCACGATACCCTCAAGCGCGACCGCAAGGGCCGCTGGGATGGCGCTGCCCTGCATCACGAGATCTACGATATCACCCCGAACGCCGGCAAAGTCCTGCTCTGCTGCCGCGAAGTTGAAGGATCTCGCTACGGCGTAAAGACCCTGTCGAAGACTTACTACCTGATCGCCCGGCACGGCAAAGGCGTCAAGGTTGCCGAAGCCAACAAGGCCGTCGCCGCCAAGGCCGCAAAAGCCGCCGGCCAGGTAATTGGCTACGCCATCGAGGTGATCGAAGGCAAGAGCCGCCTCAAGGTCAAGGGGCAGGAAACCCGCCAGGGCTACAAAGCCCTGACCCTCGACGAATCCGGCAATCCTGTCTCCGTCTGGGACGGCTCGCCCTGGCCGCTCGGCAAAACCCGCACCGAGAAAGCCACCGATGATCACACCGGAGGATTCTATTACTACCGGACCCTCGATGAAGTTCTCGCCTCGGCTCACCAGAATGATATTTTCGGCGCTGCCCGCGAACATCGCAATCTAGTGATCGCGCGGGTTGAGGTATCCGGAGCCGATATCGGTATTTGCTCAACAGGCAAGCGCTGTGTCACCCGTATTAAGCCGGTCGAGATCATCGCCAGCGTCACCGTCTGACCAACCCCGGGGGCCGGGCAACCGGCCCCTCCGGATTGATTACGTCCACCAATTTTACACGAGCCCAAAAAGGAGCAACCCATGTCAAAAACAAAAGCCAAACGCCTCACCCTCTACCTCACCGAAAAAAGCCTTGATGTCATCGGCCCCGCCGAAAACCTCAGCGGCCGGGTCAACTCAATCATCAGCCACTACGGCCGGCTCACCACCGAAGCCACCCCGGAACTGACTCTTGGCGAATGGTCCTTTTTGTGCGACATGCTCAACGGCACGTTCATCGAGGACAACACCGGCGATTACCTCTGGGCCGATATCGCCGAATCCGGCAAGCTTGACGGGCTGGACGAAAAGTGGGACGTTGATGCCGAGGCATTCTCCACCAAAGTCCGCGACATGCCGCACGCTTCCCGCTGCACCCTGCTCGATGTGGTCTTCCGGTTCTGGAAGGGCCGCGACGAACACTCTGAGGGGATGGCAGAGATGCTGCAGAAAGCCGGCGCGAAGATTGGGGAAGAACTATGAAAAATGATTTTGCAAACCCTAAAAAGTTAAATATAGATAAATGGCTTACTTGGCCGTATTCGCCGGAGATACAACCAATTTTAAATAAAATCCTTATCAATGAGGTAGAGGCCGTTGTTGTCAATATGGTCGAAAATGTTTTTATCAATACTCACTCTGACGGAGAGATAAACATCTGTCTGCCAACCTTTGGAGGAATAGACGGAGAGAAAAAGCACGCCACTGTTATCTATGATGATAGTGGGCCTATGATTATTTTTGATTTTCTAGAGTCATTAAAGTATGACTTTGAATCTAAATTTATGGATGAAGACAAAAAGGAAAACAAAAAAAAGCTTTTGTCTTTAGCAAAAAAGATAAAAGAATTAGCAGAAAGCATTTAACAATATAAAAAAAGTTGTGCACCATGTGCATGGTGTGCACCATGTGCATGGTGTGCATGACTTTTTCCTTTAATGCCCCGATAGTCGGGGCATGTCTATTACCCCTCTTTATACCTCCGCCGAACTCGACACTGAAATCGCAGCCTACAAAGCCGCGGTGCGGGCACTGGCCACCGCGCAAAGTTACGAGATGGATACCGGCATTTCGCGCACCAAGGTTACCCGCGTCGATCTGCCTGACATCGAAAAACACCTCGAATGGCTACAGCGACAGCGAGTAAACAACGCCGTTGGCTCAGGCCCGCAAGCGATTGTCGGGAGGGTGTACCGTGGCTGATCCCTCACGCTTTGCGGCACTGCGCGCCGCCAAACGCCAGGCCAACGTCACCCGCCAGGCTCTGCTCGGCGGCGGCCGGGCGCCAATCATCTCCCGCAGCGGCGGCACGGCCAGCGGCAACATGTCCAACTGGACCCCGCGGCGCATCACCTACCGCGAAGAAGGCCGCCAGCGCGAAGCCCTCGCCGATCGCGCCAACGACCTGGTTGCCAACGATCCGCACGCCTGCAGCCTGATTGAATCAATCAGCATCAACGCGGTCGGCCCCGGCTTGTGGCCGCAAAGCAAACCGAACTACAAGCGCCTCGGTATCAGTGAAGACGCTGCCGCCGAAATTGCCGAGCAGGCCGAGTGGGAATTCGAACTCTGGAACCGCGAAGCCGACGCTCGTAACGTCTCCGATTTTTACGGCATTCAGTTCCAGAACATCTGGTCGATGCTGGTCAACGGCGAGTTCCTCAACCTGCCGCTGATGCTCAACCGCCCGGAGGATCAGGGCCGCCGTTATCGTCTGGCGCTGCAGGTTATCGATCCGCTGCGCCTGCGTACCCCGTCGGACCTGCTGCATTCGCCTAATATCCGCGACGGCGTGCGTCTGGGTGATCTGGGCGAACCGACCGGCTATTTCATCGCCAACCCGAAGGATGGCCAACTGCTCACCAGCATGCACAGCCCGTCCTTCGCCGAGCTGGCGCCACGCGCTGGCCACCGCCCGGTGGTGATGCACCGTTTCCACCAGAAGCTGCCCGAGCAGGTGCGCGGCATCACCGTGCTGGCACCGGCCATGTCGTTTTTCCGCAATTTTGCCGACTACATGGATTATGAATTGCTCGGCGCCATCGTTGCCGCCAGCTTCCCGGTCTGGATCGAAAAAACCAATCCCTATGACGCCCACGCTCTCGGCGGCGTACAGCAGACCACCAACCGCGACGGCTCAACCACTCATCACCGCGAAACCCCGCCCGGCCAGATTCTGTATGGCAACAGTGGTGAGAAGCCGCACATCCTGAAAAGCGATCGGCCGAACAACAGTTTCCAGATTTTTGTGGAAACCGTGCTGCGCGCCACCGGCGCCGCCACCGGCATGCCTTATGAAGTTATCTCCAAGGATTTTTCCAAAACCAACTATTCCAGCGCCCGCGCCGCGCTGCAGGAAGCCTGGCGGGTGTTCGAGCTTTATCAGGACTGGCTGGTCAACAACTTCTGCCAGGTCGTCTGGGAGATGGTTTTTGAAGAAGCTGTTTTGCGCGGACGCATCAAGCTGCCGGCGAATGCCCCCGGCTTTTACGAGTTTCGCGCCGAATATTGCCAGGCTAGCTGGGTGGGTCCGGAGCGCACCAATATCGACCCGGTCAAAGAGATGGTCGCCGATGTCATGGGTCTGAATGCCGGCATCATCACCCTCGCCGACATTGCCGCCAAACGCAACAAGGATTGGGAAGTACAAGCCAAGCAGCGCAAGCGCGAGCGCGACACCTTTAAAAAGCTCGGCCTCAATCCCGAGCCGCCCACAGCCGCAGCAGCCAAGAAGACCCAAACCATCACGGAGGAAGCATGAGGCACATGCGCATTGCCGAGCGGATCTTCAACCGCCCGCTCATGATATCGGAAGGCAAGCTTAATACCATTTTGCACCTGTTCGGCCAACGCGCCGGGCTTGATCTGGTTGGTGTTCCAGCACCAGCGGCAATCGACATGAGCGAGAGCGATCGCGCTTTGTCGGGCTACCAGGTCAAAAACGGTGTCGCCATTATCGGCATCCACGGCCCGATGATGCACCGGGTGCTGGCTATGGAGTTTCCCAGCGGCGGGCCAACCACCTACGCCGATATCCGCAATGCCTTCGACATGGCCCTGGCTGATGATGGCGTGCAGGGCATTGTGCTCGATATTGATTCACCGGGTGGCGAGGTCAACGGCGTTTTCGACCTGGCCGACCACATTTATCAGATGCGCTCGGTCAAGCCGATTACCGCAGTGGTCAACGAGCAAGCCTATTCGGCTGGCTATCTGCTAGCCAGTGCTGCGGAAAAGATCGTTCTGCCACGCACCGGCGGGGTTGGCAGTATCGGTGTAATCGCCACTCACACCGAAATTTCCAAGTGGGAAAAAGAAACCGGTATCGCCGTAACCCATATCTATGCCGGCGCGCGCAAGGCTGATTTCTCCATGCACCAACCGCTGAGCAGCGAAGCCGCAAGCCTGCTCCAGGGCATGGTGGACGAAAACTATTTGCTGTTTGTCGAGACGGTCGCCCGCAACCGCGGCATATCGACCCAGGCGGTCCTCGATACCGAAGCGGGCCTGTTTGAGGGCAAGCACGCCGTTAAAGCCAAACTCGCGGACGAAGTATCCGCTGTCGATCGCGCCATCGCCGGAGCCCGCAAAGGCAAGGGCACCAAACTTATTGCCGCATCGGCTCCAGCCGGGGCAACCAAAAAGGAGACAATCATGGATATCAACGAACTCAAAGCGCAACACCCGGACCTCGTCACCCAGATTGAAACACAGGCCCGCCAGGGCATGATTGCCCAGGCCGAAGCAGACACCGCTAAAGCCGAAGCTGTCACCGCCGAGCGTAGCCGGGTGATGGGCCTGGTCGGCACCTGCCTCGGCGAAGAAACCGGCACGCGCATGAACGCGATCGTCGACGCCAACCTGTCGACCGAACAAGTCAAACAGCTCGGCATCACCCTGGTTGGCCAAAATGCTGCAGGCGGAACCAACGCCGCTATGCTCGATGCCATCACCAACGCGGCGCCGACCGGCATGTCCGCAGCGGCCGCGCAACCCGATGCCGACCGTAAAGCCGTTGTGTCCGGTATCGCCGCGGGGGGCAGCTCCCGCTGACCACCAGAGCGACCGGGTAACCATAATTTATTAAAAAAGGAGCACGACCATGGAAACTTTTACCCCTGACAACCTGTTGGCCAGCGATTACCCCGCCGTTACCGACATCGTCACCATCCTTACCGGCGAAGTCCTCGCCCGCGGCACCTGCCTCGGCAAGATCACCGCCAGCGGCAAACACGTGATTGTCGAGTCCGACGGCACCGACGACGGCCGCCGCACTCCGGTGGCCATCCTTGCCGAAGCCGTCGACGCCACCGATGCCGACGTGCAGGCCGTTGTTTACCTGTCCGGAGCCTTCAACGAGGATCAAGTGGTTTTCGGCGGCACCGACGTGATTGCCACGCACCGCGCCGCGTTGCGCGATCTGAACATCTATTTGAAAAAGCCCGTGTCCGCCTGATCGGCCACACCGACCCCTTTAAAGGAGATCCAGTCATGAGAAACTTTTTTAACCTCTGTTCCATCTGGGCCGTGCTGCTGATCGTGGCCGTCACCTGTTTCCCCGGCAGCGAAGCCGCAGCCGCCAGCCTCGACCCTTTGTCTGCCTGGCCGCTGCTGGCCGGCGCGGGCCTGATCAACATTTTTGACACCCGCACCATGCTCGAGGCCATCGAAGAAATGAAGCGCCCCGGGCGTTTCCTGCGTGACATGTTTTTCCCCGGCGGACGGCAGTTCGATACCGAATCGGTTGATGTCGATATCGTCAAAGGCAAGCGCCGCCTGGCCCCGTTTGTGAGCCCTCTGGCCGAAGGCAAGGTTGTCGAGCGCCTTGGTTTCTCGACCAACACCTTGAAACCCGGCTACGTCAAGCCGAAGATGCCGACCACGGCGTCCGACCTGCTCAAGCGTCAGGCCGGCGAGATGCTCTATGCCGGCGGCATGTCGATTGAGCAGCGCGCCCAGGCGCAGCTTGGCCGGGATCTGGCCGAGCTGATGGACATGATCGATCGCCGTGAAGAGTGGCAGGCCGCTCAGGCCCTCAACCTTGGTGCGGTCACCATGACCATCAAGGGCGAAAGCGCCGATCAGAGCGTCACAGTCGATTTCCAGATGTCGGCTACCCACAAGGTCACCCTGACCGACACCGACCTGTGGTCGGACACCGCCAACAGCGATCCATTGCTCGATCTCACCACCTGGGCGCAGCTCTGCCGCAAGGACAGCGGCATCACGCCCAACGCCGTGGTGATGGGCAACGACGCGCTGAGCGCGTTTATGCATCACCCGAAAGTCAAGGACGTGCTCGACATGCGCGCCGTCGACATGGGCGAGATCAAGCCGCAGCAACTGCCCGACGGCGTCAGCTACGTCGGCCGCATCAAGGCCCCTGGGCTGTTCGTCGATGTCTACAGTTACGACGAGTGGTACATCGACGAGACCTCCGGCACCGAAACTGCCATGGTCCCGGCTGATAAGGTCTGGATGGGCTCGACCCGCACCGCCAATGCCAAACTGCACGCCGTGATCCAGGACATGGAAGCCATCGAGGGCGGCATCGCCGCTGCGGTGAACCGCTTCCCGAAATCCTGGCTGACGCAAGATCCGTCGGCCCGCTGGCTGATGGTGCAGTCGGCGCCACTGATGGCCCTGCAGCAGCCCGACGCTTTTGTCAGCGCCAAAGTGCTGGGCTGATAAATACCCCGCCGGCCCTTTCGCCGGGCCGGCGGCCACATTAAGGAGCAACCCATGGCCAAGAAAAAGATAGAAGTCATCGTTAAACAGGGCGTCAAGTTCCAGGGCAAGTACCCTCCGCTCGGCTGCGTTATCAAGATCGAAGCCGAAGAGGCCCGCCGCCTGATCGAACTCGGTGCAGTCGAGCTGCCCCGGCAGGAGATCATCGAAGAAGATCCTGCCGGGAAAAAATCAGGCAAGCAGGATGCCGCCAGGGTGTTGATCGCCAAAATCAAAGCCGCCCAGTCCGTGGAAGAACTGGAGCAACTCGCCCCGGAAAACCCGAGCGAAGCGGTGGTTGAAGCCGCCAGCCAGCGTGCCGAAGAGCTCGGCAACCCGGCCACTTAAGCAATATAAAGGCGCGGGGTGTCCGCGACAACCCCGCGCCTTTAACCCCTCGCATGTGCCCGCAAAATGTTGCGGTTAGATGCCAGGAGTTAAAGGGATAAAACCATGGCCATACTTAGCGACAACGACATCGACAACATGCTCACCATCATCGGTGATGGCCGCACGGTGACCATCGATCCGGATGGCGATGTTTTGCAGATCCCGAACCTGCCGGTGAAGTTTGATGATGCCTCTCAGCGTGAAGATCTGGCCACCGGCCAGGTGATTGCCACGCGCCCACAGATTCTGGTGCGCCGCAGCGCGGTTGAAGGCCATGTTGCCGGCGGGCATAAAACCGGGACCGATATTCTGGACGATCAGAGCGGCATCCTTTACCGCGTGGTGGATGTTTTGTTCGATGCCATTTACGCAAAAATACTTTTGACAAAGGCTTGATCGATGACTGTTCCTTGCACGCAAGCCGCGCCAATAGCCCAACTCTCCGAGCGATCCGAGAATCAGCAGAAATCACTCAGGGAGATGGCTGGTGCGCTCAAGATCAACAATGAGCTGCTCAAGCAGGTTGCCGAGGTGCTCTCGGATATCCGCCACCTGCACGAAGACAGTCGACGCAACGAGAAGGCGATCACCGAAATGTTTGACCGGGTGCGCGCCCTCGAGATGGCTCCCAATGCCATTCACATCACCAAGTCGCTGGCTATTGTGGTTGATAAGCTGGTGAGTCGAGTCGAAACCATGGAGAAAGAACCGGGCCGTGCTGCCAGCAAAGCCTGGTGGGTTGTCTTTGGCGTGCTAGCAGGCGCCGCGGGCAGTATTTTTTCCGGGCTCATTATCGTGCTGGTTAAATGGAGTGCAGGCATATGATCAGCTACGAAGACCAAATGGAGCACAGGTACATGATCAGCAACGAAGAGCGTTTCGATCTCGCCATCAACGACCATGTTGAACGCCTCTTCCCGAGCCTGCTGCTTGATCTCGGCCCGTATGCCTGGCTCTGGGTCAAAGCGCAGATCTGGCAGGAAAGCCGCATGAACCCGAACGCGATTTCCCCTGCTGGAGCGGTTGGTTTGATGCAGCTGATGCCCGCGACCGATCTGGAGATCGATGGCGATCTCGACGGTGCGGACGTAATCGGTAACATCGACAACGGCGTGCGCTATCTGGCACGACAATACGAAAAGCTGCTGGAGATCCCGGCGCCTGCGGAAAGGCTGCGCTTTGCGCTGGCCTCCTACAATGGCGGGCGCGGCTATATCAACAAAGCGCTGGAGTTGTCCCGCGAGGCGTGTGGTCTGGCAAAATCTTTTACCGCATGGAATAAGGCCGGCCGACCCGCTGGACAATGGCAAGCCTGGGCGTTTGCTCATGCATTTCTGGCGGATGAGCGCTGCCGGGTTAAAGGCAAAACTCCCGACCATGTGCAGATCTGCGGTTATGTTGCGCACATCGAGACACGTTACCGCTACTACACCCGGAGGCAGGCATGAATATTTTAAACAGCATCTCAAGCGGCGCGGTGGGGGGCTTGCTCGGCGGTATTGGCACCCTGGCCAAAGATATCCGCGAAGCGATCACGGGAGATCTGCCGGCCGAGAAGCAGGCAGAGATCACCCAGCGACTGATGGAGCTGGAAAATACAGCCATGCAGGCGCAGACACAGATCAATCTCGAAGAAGCTAAAAATGAGCAGCTGTTTGTTTCCGGCTGGCGGCCGTTTATCGGCTGGACCTGTGGATTTGCCCTGGCGTATGTGGCCGTGCTTGAACCGCTGATGACCTGGCTGGCCAGATATTACGGATCGATGGCCGTATTCCCGACGATTGACACCACCATCACCATGCAGGTCCTGATCGGCATGCTCGGTCTGGGAGCCTATCGCAGCTATGACAAAAAAAACAGCCCAACCGGCAAGGGTGGAGTGTAACCGATGAGCTCACGCCGTAAACAAATCCTCAGCGCGATGGAAACCAGATTCAAGACAATCGCCGTTGGGGTTGAGTTTAGCGTAAATGGCGATGTTTATGTGTGCGCATCCGCTATTGGCGATGCGGTTTTTCTGCGCCGGGTTGAACCCCTCGATGCGACTGAAACCGAAGCGCTTAACGTGATTGACGGTGAGGCAACAGCCACAGCGATCGCCGGAGGCTTTACCGAGTACGGCGTGGTGGTGACGATCGATTGTCTGTACCGAAACGACGACGGCAGCAAAGCCGAGCAGGCCGCTCGAGACGTGCTCGCGGCGATCGGCAGTGATCCCTACTGGGGCGGGTTGGCCGAGTCGACCGTGCTGGAAAGTGCCAACCTCGATGTGCAACTGTTTGACGATAGCGAAGCCGGGTTCTCGATTCCCGTAAAAATCACTTATCAGGTCCCGAACTGGACGCTTTAACGACTGCGTCGCGCCATAACCAAAAGGAGAAAAACTCATGAATGCTGAAAACTCGCAAGTACAAATTGAACAAGGGCAGGCGCTGGTCGCTTTCGCGGTGATGATCGACGCTGGAGACCATCAGGTTTTTACCCCCGCCGCCGGGGATAAGGTTTTTTCCGGCAAGTCCGGCAAGGCGCCGACGATCCGCCCGAACGGCATCGTCTCCGGCCGCAACCTCGGCTCGGTGGCCACCAGCGGCAGCAACGATGTGGTTGATGTTGCGGCCTTCTCTGCTTACAGCAAGGGGGTCGAGCATGCTGTTGCTGCGGATGTCGATGTGGCGATCACGCGGGCGGCCACCGACGTTTCCAAGATCAACAGTGTGACCATGGACGAGACCGGCGCGATCGCCGTTGTCGCCGGGGTTGACGGCGAAGACGCTACCTTCAGCGAAGTACGCGGCGCCGCCGGTGGCCCGCCGCTGATCGCGGTTGATTCGGTTGAGCTGTTTCAGGTGCGCATGGCTGGCAACACCGCTGCCGCCATCACCGCTGACGAGATTTTTCAGGTGGTTGGTCAGCACGCCGAGCGCTTCGATTATCCGGCGTTTGACGTGAAAAATGTAGGGGATGGATCGAGCGCCGAGACCAGCGCCGAGACCAACGCCCATGTGAAGCTCTCCGCCGCTTTACCTTTGGCTCACACCGGTGCTGTGCCCAAGCGCGTGTATGCGCAATATTACACCCCGGTTTATGCGGCCGTGCAGAAAACCCTCGATTTCGTACCGGCAGAGATCAGCCACAGCGTTTCCAGCCAGCAGTTTTATGGCGGTTCGGTCGGCTCGACTTCCGAATCTCTCGGCCAGGGCGGGTTCACGGCGCTGTTGACCAACGGCGTTGCGGATTCTCTGGTTGCCGACAAGAACCAGGTGCTTACCGTTAAATACTTCCCGGACCGTAATCAGGCCGCGCACATTATCACCCAGGGGAAAATCGGCATCAGCCGCACCTTCCCGGTGTCGAACCAGATTCAGGCGTCTGTCACCATCTCGGCCGAATCGGCATCGGTAGAATTTACCAGCTAAGAACGGCTGCTGGGGGCTGGAGGCTGGGGGCTGGTAAAGCCTTAACCAGTCTCTAGTCCCCAGTCCCCAGCTACCAGGAGTTAACCGTGGCCTTCGATATCAAAAAGTTTAACAACGCGAATTTTAAACCCCGCACCCGCGAGGTTGAGGTTGCTGAGCTGCAGGCGTTTTTCGATGCTGGCGAGAAGCCGGTCTTTACCCTGCGCAATCTTAGTGCCGAAGAGTTCGCCGCGGTGCGTGAGTCGGCCGAGAAGGCCAGCAAGCTCGAAGCGATCACCGCCGGACTGGTCTCGCCGGACCATAAGGAGCAGATCACCGCGATCCGCACCGCGCTTGGCATCGCCGGAGATATGCCGGTGGATCTGATCAAGCGCTTTGATGTGCTGGCCTTTGGCTGCATGCAGCCGGTCCTCGACCGTGAGACCGTCATCAAATTCGCCCGGCATTACCCGACACCCTTTTACAACCTGACCAACATCATCCTCAACCTGACCGGCGAGGGCTCCGATCCGGGAAAGTTGCCAGGCTCTGGAGCGACGCAAGAGTCCAAGTCGCCCTGAGCCTGGGCCATGCGCGCGGCAGCTACCTCTTTGAGCTGCTGCCGGATCTCTTCCCCTACAACCGCCTGGTGAATACAGAGATTGAGCTCTGGAATAAATACTACGCCGACAAAAAGTAAGGTGGGCTGATGAGCCTGGAAAAAACCGCAAAACTGATTTTTAAGGGGGATGACCAGGCCAGCCATGTGATGGCCTCGCTTGGTGGCCATCTGGATGATTTCGGCAGCAAGGTCTCTGGCCTGAATCAGTCGGTTGCCGATATCACCTCACCGTTTGCCGATCTGGCCGGGTTTGCCCTGAAGGCCGAGGCCGCGATCGCTGCAGCCGGTGCCGCCATGGTGACTATGGCCGTCAACCAGGCTGGTAAGTTTTCTGATTCGTTCGCCGAGATCTCAACACTTGTCACCGCCACCGACGCCGAGCTGGCCACCTTCAAGGATGGCCTGCTCGATTATTCCCGCGACAGCAAATTTGCCTTTGAGGAAATCAACGACGCCGTCTATCAGGCGATCTCGTTTGGCGCCGATTACACCCAGGCGCTCGATGCCGTGGCCACCGCTGAGAAGCTAGCCATCGGCGGCAAGGCGGGACTGGCCTCGGCCACCGAGCTGCTCTCCGGTACGCTCAACGCCTACGGCGCGGATGTCGACCAGGCTGGAAAGTACAGCGATATCTTTTTCACCATCGTGCGCGACGGCAAGACCACCATCCCCGAGTTGGCCACCAACCTTTCCAAAGTCACCGGTATCGCCGCCGCCGCCGGGGTGCCCATGGAAACCCTCGGCTCGGCGATCGCGGCGATCACCGCCAGCGGCGCGCCGACCTCGGAAGCGATCACCGGGCTGAAAGCGGTGATCAGTAACATCATCAAGCCGACCAAGGACGCTTCCGAAACCGCCGAGCTGCTCGGTATCAAGTTTAATGCCACCGCCTTGGAGACCCTGGGCCTGGATGGCATGATGGCGAAGATCTACAAAACCACCGGCGGCAACGTTGAGCAGATGGGCAAGCTGTTCGGCAGCACTGAGGCGCTGAATGCTGCGCTCATCCTCGGCGCTGATTCGTCTGGCACCTTTGCCAGAGCCCTGGCCGACATGCAGAACGCCACCGGCGCCACCGACGCTGCCTATAAAAAGATGGCGGATAATATCGCCCTGGCCAACCAGAACGTCATCAACAACGCCCGCGCCACCATGATCGATTTCGGCACGCCGCTGCTCGGCAGCTATCGCGATCTGGCCGACGGCATCGTCGCGATCTTTCAGGGGCTCTCGATCAGTATCGACGCTGGCGCATTTGACCCGGTCTTCGATGAGCTCAACGCCCAGGCAGCTCGCGCCGCAGAGTTTTTGCAGGCAATGGCAGAGGCCTTGCCGGCCGCAATGAAAAATGTTGACCTGAAAGGGTTACTCGAGTCTTTTCGCGATCTCGGCAAAAGCATCTCCAACCTCTTTGAGGGCGTCGATTTGACTTCTGCATCCGGCCTGACTAAAGCCATTCAGGCGGTTGTTGATTCGGTTGAGGGTTTGACTCGCTTTTCTTCCGGGATCGTCTCCGGAGCCGGACCGGTCATCAAGACTCTGGTCGACTGGGCAAAAAGCTTCAACGACCTGGAAGACGGGTCGCAAAAATCAGCCGGGGAGCTGACCGGTTTTCTGGCGATCATCAATCAACTGACCGGCCCGCTCGATGCGGTAATGGGGTCGATTGGCGGCATCTCCAGCGCGCTGAATATCTTTGCCAGCGCCAGCCTGGTGCGGGCCATCACCGGCGCAGGTGGCTTAACGACGGCTCTCGCCAATGTCGCCGCAGGTGCCGGGTCTCTGATTACCACCCTGACCGGCCCGGCCGGCTTGTTGGCGATCGTTGCAACCCTGGCCGGTACCGAGGTCGTGCGGGCGGTATTGGCATTTAACGGCTGGCGCGACGCCGAAGGAGAATTGGAAGGCTCGCTGCAGCGCGGCGCAGTCGCCACCCAGGCCCTGGCTGATAAGTACGCAGAGATCTCCAAACAGACCGGCTACGCCATCACCAGTTCGAAAGATTTTCATCAACTCCTAAACGATGGCGCGATTGCGCTGAACAAGCAAACCGGAGAATACGAAAAAGTTATTACAAAAACCAGGGATTATAACGCCGAGGTTAAAGCAGCCAAAGACGCAAACTGGGACTGGAGTGCCAGCAATAGCGATTTGGTTGATGAGCTAGGAAACCTCAAGGGGACTGTCGGCAATGCGACGGGCTCCCTTGATGCGAACAAACAAGCGGCCAGAAACGCCGCCGCTGCTTATTACGAGCTGCAGGGCAACACTCCTGCGGTTGCAGCGGCGATGGCTGCGCTTGATGTTGGCACCGAGAAAACGACAGAGGGCTTGAAAAAGGTCGAAGAGCAAACCGAAGCGACCACCCTGAAACTTCTTGAGCTGGCCTCTGATGAGCGCATCCGCTCAATGGAGCTGGCGGTTGATATCAAAATCGCCAACATCGAAGCCGAGGCCCAAAAAGTTGACGCCATGTTCGCCTCGATCAACAACACCATTTCCGAGACCAGCGACAACATCGGCACGCTTTTTGGATTGCTCGGCGATGCCGGTAGTTTTTCCGATCGCTGGGCGATTCAAGACCAGCTTGAAAAGGAAAATGATATTCGCGACCAGGCGGCAAAGGATCAACACAAATTAAATGAATTGCAGATCGAACAGATGGAGCTACGGAACGATCAAATACGCACCGGCGGCTCCTTAATTACGGTGCAAGCGGATGGGCTCAAGCCTCATCTTGAGCTGATTTTTTCCGAGATTCTCGAAGAAGTGCAGGTGCGCCTGGTTGAGTCTCAAGCCGACTTTTTACTGGTTAGTTAACCCTGGAGATTTCTATGGTTTCGATCTCGCCACCCACGTTTGATATCGTTGGGCCGCTACTCATCCAGGAAGACGCCACCAGCAACATGGTTTCTGAATCCCGCCGCGTTTCGCGCACAGCGACCCTCGACGGCGGCGTCGCGATCTCCGACATGGGCTATGCTCATGGGGACCGAACCTTCCAGATAAAAATCAAAAACGCAACCCGTGAGCTGATTGAAAAAGCAAGCTATCTCCATCGAAATTATCCGTATCTCATACTCGCAAATTATGAGGGTGTGTTTTTGGGCGCGGTCGCATCGCTGGCACTGCGCAACGGTGAGCTTTCGATTACTTATCTAGTTAAAGAAAAACTTACGGAGGACTAAAGCATGCCAGCGACCGCCACAGCGTTTGCCCAGGCCAAGCAGCTCATCAGGAAGCATGGCCTCGATGGTCTGGCCTTAAAACTTGCCCTCGTGTCAAGCGACTATGTCCCCTCGGCTGCACACACGATATGGGCAGATATCTCTGCAAATGAAATTGCAGCCACCGGCAATTACACAGCTGGCGGCGCAACCGTTGCAGGTGTTTCCGTCGCTGCCGATGGATCCGTTGACGCAACGGACGTGACCTGGGCAGAAGCAACGCTGACTTTCCGTTACGGGGTGGTCTACATCAGCGGGACCCTTGACGGCAAAGTCAACCCGGTCTTGTTCTATTATCTCTATGACGACACACCTGATGATGTTTCCGTCAATCTTATTGACTTCACCCATGTGTGGACCGCAACCGGAGTCTTGGTCTGATGGCCTTTGTCAAGCTCACACCAAACATGACCAGCAATATAGCCCCGTCAGGCGTTGTGTCTGCTGACGCCCAGCCCGCCCCTTATTATGCATGGAGGGCTTTTGACGGAAACGATGCCGGGGGCTACACATGGAGTAATGGCGATTTCACAACCCAAGAAAAAGTTCCACCGCATTGGTTGCAATACGATTTCCCAGAACCGCAGAAAGTTGTCCATTATGAGTATACTAACTCTTTCGGAGAAAATTTCCCGGTAGTTTGGGAATTGTGGGGCTGGGATGGCGACGCATGGGTTGTGGTTGATTCTCGAGACCTTTCGCCCGCAGGAATGCAGAACTGGGAGGGTGATGTTGCCGCTCCGGGATTTTACTCAAAATACCGGCTCAACATTACCGATTGGAAAGTTGGGTTTTCCAGCTATTTCAACGCGGTTGTTATTTACGAGCTTAAGCTGTTTGGGGTTGGTCCGACTGAAATAGAAGTGCCGAGTATTAACTTTAACTTTTCGCCGGTTGCCCCCCTTTACTCTTTGAACGCCAGTCCGTCCATCCCTTCCACTATCGTTTATCGCTGCTCGTTGATAGAGGAGACGGCCCTGGTTCTTCCGGTCTCGTCTATCCAGTTGCGATATAGAAACGGCAGCCAGTCCTATCTGTCCGTGGTCGTTCCTGACGGGTTGGTTTATGCAGACGGGGTAGCATCCAGATCATCGGGTGTTCTTAAACTTGAGCGGGGGGCTAAGTTCGCCGATGGCAGCACCCAATATTTCGACTTAATTCAGGTTGACCTCGAAACAATCTCTGACGATGGCGGAGGCAATAATCGCAGTCTTACCCTTTCGGGCCATGCGACTTATACAAATGACGCACCAAAGGTTATTGCTTTGCAGAATGTGACTTTTAGGCACTCAGGGACCACCCGCCGCCGGTTTCGCGCCAGCATTGATTTCAACCTGCGCCCGGGCGATACGGCTGTCGCGAACGGCGAGTCTATAATCGTCGGCATGCTGACCTATATGGTTTCTGCTCGCGGGGAATTTGCGGAAATCACAGAGGCAGACAATGGCTAAGGCGATCATAAAATCAGAATATGGCGAGGGCTTCTACCAGGTGGAGCTTGATCATGGGCAGGCCGCTTATGAGGCAGAAAAAGCCCAGCTTGAGGCAAAGATCGTCGTGCTCAATACCACTGCCGCGGAGCTCTCTGCATCGCTGGACGCCGAGCAGGTCTTGCTTGAGCAATATGCCGACGAGCTTGATGCATCCATCGGTATTTACGCAGCTCATCCAACAGAAGAGTACAAAGCCCTTGTTGATACCGGCACGCGTTATCTGAGAAACCAAAGAAAAGTTGTGGACGGCTTAACAGCACAGATCAACCAGGTGCAACTTGATCGGGCGTCGATCCAGAGGCGCCTCGGCATCCTTTTTGATATCTACGAAAACGAACCAGAGACGCTTGATATTTGGTGTGCTGATTATAATACGGGTCTGACCGGTGAAGTGGGGACGATCGAGCTCGGCTTGGTTTCTGGTGGTCTGCCAGGTAAGGTTGACAGCCCCGTTTCCATCATCCGTCCGGCTGGAACCAGCGGCGAGCTGGCTATCTACAACAGTGTCGCCGATGGGAAGCTGCTGCCGACGACCATGATGACGCCAGAGGCTGCGTTTTATTCGCATGCACTTTTGCCCGCCACGGCTAAATGGACACCGCGCTATAGAACCGGAATCATTACAGAGACTGACGGCGACACTTGCACGGTTGAGCTTGATCCAGTTTTTAGTACACAACAGTCGCTCGACGTTAACCAGGCGCCAACGGTTTTGGCTGGCTTTAATTACATGAATTGCAACGGCACCGCGTTTGAAGTTGATGACCATGTAATCGTCGCTTTTACAGGCCGGGAATGGGAGAATTCGAACGTTATAGGGTTTGTCAAAGAACCTCGCCCATGCACCTCGCAAAAAGTCTATTCACGCTTCACGCCAAGAAACAACACAACAGACTGGAACTATGAAACGTTTACGGCACCAGACAATTCGACGTCGTCACCGGTCAGACCAGCCGGATCAAAAGCAAGATATGGGCTAGAGCCGACCGTTATAGACCTATGGCACCTATACGATCAGGATGGGGTGGATGATGAGCGTTACGATATAGCAGAAGTCCACGGCACATTAACAAATGGGCCAGCGTTCGCTGTCTCAGGATTCCCTGCTGTTGGACAGGAACCATGGAGTCCGAGCTACCTTGTGGCAGACACAGAACCCTCGGTCACCTCTGTTGCAGAAACTGAAACCCATACGTATTTCGTGGGGAAAGTCACAATCAGACGGCCGTCATTATGGTGGGCTTACGGCTTTCCGAGTATTGACCCATATAGATATTGGCGGTTTGCTAGCATCCCAGATCCGTACGCTTTCGACTCGCCTTACAGGATTTCATCCCAACAAGGTCCCTTGTTTTTTTATGGGGTCCTTTATCGGATCAATAAAAGTACTGGGGAAAAAAACGAAGTGTACCTAGGTGAATATTCTGCAGTAGATAATATGGCAGCCTATATTGCCGATGGCGGAACGGAAAATGGATTCCTTGAATTCGTAGACAACCCGCCACCGTGGGCAGCCAGTGGCCCTGATTCCGTTGCTCATTTGGGGATTACTGAAACCCCTCGAAAGATTGGCGTAAATGACGATTATATTGCAATCCTTGGATCTTCGCTTGGCAATGACTCGTACGGAACGCCCATTGATAGGATTTGCCTGTTTGATAAGAGCCTAAACTACGCAGGGACACTTGTAGACAACGCTACATCTCCGCGTCTCAGGATGGCGGTCGGCAACGGCTGGATAGCGTGGATGGACGGGGCAACAGACGCAACCCTTATCCACGTCCATCCGTCAGGTGGTGGCTCCTGGACGTTTAATATTGATGTGGGCATGCCTACCCCGCCAAGCCCTTATACATTATCAGAGACGAATCAGCGATTTTTCGATATTGAAGCCGATGGCGACACGCTTTTGCTCTTCTATCGGCACACCTGCGACCCTGGGGATTCGGTTGTGGAGATTTTGCAAGTTTACCAATACAGAATTAAAAACAACGCGGCAGTGCATCTTGGTGTGACTCACACATCAAACCTTTACGACAAATTTATAAAAGAGTTCTTTGTCATTCCGACATGGTTCCCAGCGGAATAACCGATTAAAAAGGAGACCCACTATGTTCAACATCATCCACCAGCCCAATACCAGCTTACAGCTCCATGGCCCGTTGCACATCCTGCAGGCGGTCACCCCGCTGGCCGCCGACGCCGTGTTAGCCAGCGGCTGGTGGCGTGGCGATCGCCTCAGCAAACTGACCGGCGCCGCTTTTGCCGACCAGGCCGGCACCCTGAAGATCCAGTTTTCCGCCGATGGCGTCAATGTCGATCACGAGGAGACGATCGAGATCGCCGCCGATGCGCTCAGCGGCGGCTTTGTCGTTGATGTCATTATGCCGTTTTTCCGGCTGAGCTACACCAACGGCGCAGTTGAGCAAACGGTATTCCGCTGCAATCTATTTGGCCGCGGGGTGAGCTGATGCGGCTCTACGGCAGCAGCAAGCAAACCGTGCATCTCGGCAATCCGCCGGGGCTGGCAGTCCGGCAGTTGACCACCGTCGCCGACAATGTGGCGATGGCGGTGCGAAACTTTGCCGCCTCTTTTGCAATCTCCAGCCTGTTCGCCGGTGGTGAGCTCGGCTTGTTCGCCGACATTCAGAACCTCGCCACACTCTGGCAAGAAGAATCGATGACAACCGCCTCTGCAGTCGGCGATCCGGTGGGCTACATCGTCGATCAGTCCGGCACTGGTCATCACCTGGTCAACGCCACCAGTGGTCAGAAGCCGTTGCTGCGTCAGGACGGTTCCGGCTACTACTATCTGGAGGCGGACGGCGTGGACGATAAGCTGGTGGCCACGTTCGCCGAGGCCCTGGGCGACTGCACGCTGGTGTTTGCTGGTCCGGATGAGATCACCGTGCGCACCATCACCGTCGGTACCACGTTCGATCTGCATACCGGCCTGTGCTATGGGCTGCTGCTGATCAACCGGCCGCTGACTGAGGCGGAACTGGGGAGTATCTTATGAGCCTGAGACAACACCTAGCCGGAAAATGCGGCAAGCCGAACTACAATATTTTTGTGCCAAATCCCGACAGAGCCAAAGTCGAGGCCGCCAGCGGTGGTCGTAACACCGTCCTGTTTGACGATCTCGGCCAGCCAAGCATCATGGTGCGCGTCGATCCGTTTAACTGCGAAGATATCGATGGCAGTTACGGCAGCGGTCTGCATCCGGCGTTTGAGGCGGGCAAGGAGTACTGGGTCGGCAAGTATCAAGCCTCTCTGCTCAACAGTCGCGCCGTGTCGCTGCCATCAAGGGACCCGGCACACACAATCAACTTTGACAACGCCATGGCCGCCTGCCGTGCCAAGGGTGCCGGCTGGGATCTGATGCCTAACGGCCTGTGGGCCGCTTTGGCGATCACTGCCAGAGATGGCAACACCATGCCCACCGGGAACAACAGCTATGGCCGCGAATACAGTGCGCTCACCCAACAGGGAATCCAGCAGGACTGGACGGCACCTGGCAGTAACAACGGCAATGACCGCACGTTAACCGGCTCCGGCCCGCTGGAGTGGAGTCACGACGGTACGCCCTGGGGTGTGCGGGATCTCAACGGCAATGTCTGGGAGTGGGTCAGCGGTATGCGTCTGGTCGATGGCGAGATCCAGATTATTGTGGATCCCGTAGGCGCCGATCACGGTGTGGCATCAGCGGCATGGAAAGCCATCCTGCAGGATGGCAGTCTCGTAGCTCCGGGCACGGCTGATACGCTCAAGTACGACGCTGCTGCAGCTGGCGGAACTGGCAGCGTCAAAATCAACACGACGGTCACCAGCCAGTCGAACGGATCAACGTCTGCCAGCGAGCAACTGGAGCTGATTGCCCCACAGGCCGGAGTCACCGTGCCACCACTGCTGGCGCAACTGGCGCTGGCACCGGGCACCAATGGCTTGCTAGCCGACCGGGTGTATATGCGCAACCTCTCTGAGCGTTTTCCGTTTCGTGGCGGCGATTGGAGCGCCGCGAGCGTTGCCGGGGTGTTCGCCTGCTACTTGAACAACCCGCGCTCGGGCGCGAGCGCGGCCGTCGGTTTCCGCCCCGCTTTCGTTTCTGCAATCTGATCACCTGAGATCTGGGGGCCGGGCGATAGCCCGGATGGTTCACGTTTGGAAGATCTACTGATCAGACAGAAAATCGAGGGCATGATCCAATATGGCTATATCGCCCTGCGGCAGTTTCCGAAATCAGAGCGCCATGTGCTCTCGCAGGAATTGCGCCAGACCATGTGGGAGTTGTTGCGCCTGGTGATTGTCTGCAATCACCGATATCACAAAAAGACCACCATGCAGGATCTCGACGCCACCCTCGATCTGTTGCGCAGCCAGATCCGGATGGCCAAAGAGTTGGAGTTTTTACCGTTTAAAAAGTACGAAATGTGGAGCAGGCTGGTGGACGAGGTCGGCCGGATGATCGGCAGCTGGTACAAAAGCCTGCGCACAGGAGGGCCGGGTTAACTGAGCGTTTTCCGTATCGTGGCGGCAATTGGAACAACACGAGCAATGCCGGGGTGTTCGCCTGCAACTTGAACAACCCGCGCTCGAACACGAACACGAACATCGGTTTCCGCCCCGCTCTTGAAGATAGCCAGAAGCACGATCCGCTACCGGCGATCGTGCCAGCGCACCATCAAAAGGATCCGGCCATCCTTGGCGATATCGCCAAAACATAAACAGGCCCGTGCGGGACAGTAGGCAGGCTCGAACCCTCGCACGGGCCGCCCTGGAGCAACATGGCAAAAACATTTAAAAATCTCTACCCGCAAATTTACGACTTCGCCGCCCTGCACGCCGCCTACCGCCGCGCCCGCAAGGGGCACAGCCGTTGCGGCGAGGTCTTGCGCTTTGAGCAGCAGCTGGAGGGCAACGTCATCCAGTTGCAGAATGAACTGATGTGGGGCAGTTACCGCACCGGGCCCTATCGCTATTTCGAGATCAGCGAGCCGAAAAAATGCCTGGTTGCGGCCCTGCCGTTTCGCGACCGGGTGGTGCAGCACGCCCTGGTCGCCGCCATCGAGCCGATCTGGGAGAAACGCTTTATCAGCGACAGCTACGCCTGCCGGGTTGGCCGAGGCATGCACACCGGCGCCAATCAGGCTCAGGCGTTTTTGCGGCAGGTCAAACGCAAGCACGGCAGGGTTTATGTCTACAAAGCCGATATCGCCAAATACTTTGCCAACATCGATCACGTCGTTTTAAAACGGCTGCTGAAAAAACATATCGGCTGCCGCAACACCCTCACGCTGATCAACGGCATTATTGATTCGACCGGCGACCAGACGGGCATCCCCATCGGCAACCTGACCAGCCAGCTGTTTGCCAACATCTATCTGCACGAGCTGGACCGGTTTGTCAAATACACCTGCCGCGAAAAGCGCTACATCCGCTATATGGATGATTTCATCATCGTCCATCACGACAAGCGCCACCTGGCAGAACTGCGACAGACGATCGAACGGTTTTTGTCTGATGACCTGTTACTGCAAACCAACGACAAGAGCCAGATTTTTCCGGTGGCCACCCGCCACGGCCGTGCCCTGGATTTTCTGGGTTATCGCATGTGGCTGACCCATCGACGGTTGCGAAAGTCCAGCGTCAATCGCATGCGCCGCCGCCTTAAAAGCATGGTCCGGCAATATGCGGCCGGCCGCATCCAGATCGACCAGATAAAAAACCGCATCGCCTCATGGATCGGGCATGCCAAACACGCCGACAGTTTCCGGATCCGCGCCAAGCTACTCAACACCGCAATTTTCAGGAGGGCTCTATGAGCTGGCCACATCGCGTACAAATGATCGTCCCCGCCGCACTGCTGGATATCGCCAACGCCATCGGCCGCGCCCTCGATCCGGACGCCGGTGGCGACCAGACGTTTTCTATCCCGCTGCCGTCACCCGCCAACCCCACGCACTACGGCGCTTCAACCGCCGCAGCGGAGAGCTTTGTGCAGACCATCCAGGCCGTCATGGCTGGCCAGATCGCTCTGGTTGACGCCGTTGCCGCCGACTATGCCCAGCGCTGGCCCGAGATCACACCACCCTCGGCCGAGCAATGTACCGCTTTTATCAACCAGGCCACAATCCGCATCGATGTGGACTGGAATGATGTGCTGGCGGAGCTGGGGCTGATCGAGGAGGCTGCTGAGGAAATGCCCTGATGAGACGCTGCGCCTGTGGGCAATACCATTGTATTGCCTGCCAAGGATTTACCAGACACCCCTCAGTGTGCGAAGCCTGTGAAGCCCTGACGGACGAAGAGATTGCGACGTATGACGACAAGAATAAACAGACATCAACAAAGGAGAGTCAGACTATGTGGACCGTCGACGCGCAGTGCCCCAGGTGCTGCAAAAAAACCGAATGCAAGGACCGCCCCGAGGCGATTAAAACCCTGACCACCCTGACCGGCAAGCTCAACGGCAAAGACGAGTTTGTCAACGGCCCTGGTGACGGCGTGATCATCATTTCCTGCCGTGATTTTGCGGTGGCCTGATGAAGACCTTCCCTGCCGGTTATGCCGCAGAGTGCGCTAAAAAAACCGGCATCACGCCGCTGTGGATACTCAAGCTCACCGTCGGCGGAGTAGATTACTACCTTGGAGACACCCCTTTTGCTATCCCCGCATGGCAGGGGGGCGTGACCGTGTTGCCGTGGGTCGCCTCGTGGGGGCAGATCAGCGAGGGCATTACCGGTGAGCTTGGCGAGATCCGCGTCGCCGATTTAAGCGTCGAGGTCATCATCGACCCTGACGCGACGATCGATATGGACACCCTGGCATCAACCCCTGATATCGAGCAGTCACCCTGCTCGCTCTATCTGTGGTTCGCCGGGCTCGACCCTGCCACCGACCCCCCGCAGGAGTTCGGCCGCTTCCACGTTCGCGACATCGCCATCCCCGACGAAACCACAGTGATCCTCGACCTCGAGGACGAGACCCTGCGCCTGCGTCAACAGGTGGGCACCCGCGTGGATCGCACCAGCTACCCCGATGCCGATCCGGACGATGTCGGCAAGGTCATCCCGATCGTGTTCGGCAGCATCAAGCGCCTGCCCACCCTGGCCGTGGATGCCGGGCTGCAGACCAGCCTGCCCAGCAACATCTCTGCCACTTCCACCAGTTTTGCGCTCTCCGATGTGGCCGGCTGGTCGATCGGCAAGATCTTCCAGCTCGACGCGGAGCAGCTCTACATCTCCGCCGTTTCCGGCGACACCGTCACCGTTACCCGCGGCTATAATGCCACTGTGCCGGTGGTCCATCTCAAAGGCACTATTGCCTGGGAGATCAAAAACCGCTTTACCTACCTGGTCGCCGACCACGCTGTCGACCAGATCCCCAAAGTCCGCGGACGCGTCGGTCAGGCTGAGGTCGACGTCACTGCTGTGGCCAGCCGCTATCTCGGCAGCGGCAGCTCTGCCCTGGTCGGCGCCGGCGCGGTTGGTGGCCAGCATCCCGATTATCCAGGCCGGGCCTGTGTCACCCTACCGGGCTATATCACCGTTGAGCAGGCGGTGGATCTGCTGATCACCGATGGCCTCACTGTTACCGACACCATCGCCCTGCCAAACGGCGTAAGGCCCTACCGCCGTCGCGATATCCGCCGGCAGATCATGGAACACGACAGCAGCGCTGCCGCCTACATCTATGCCCGCGGCAGTCAGCTCATCCAACACGAGCAAGCATGGCGACTCTCGCCCACACAGCGCGACGCCTTAATCGCCTGGCTACGCGACATCGCCAAAGGCACCCGCCACGCGTTCACCTGGGTCGACCACACCGGCACGCCCCGACTTTGCAAAGCTTTGACCTCTCAGCTCGATCCACAACCCCTGCCGAGCAACCACTGGCAGGCCAACCTGGCGATGGAGGAGCGCTCCAATATCGGCTGATCGAACTGGCCTGAAAAATCTATTTTTACAAACAACACACTTTTCTTGTTGACACCGTGACACACTATGTCATACTATCATCACAACAGGGGGAAGCAACCCCATCCACTAACAGCCCACCGGCAACGGAAGGGCGAAGAAGGAGCCTACCATGAAAAGATACTTCGCAGGCCAATCCGACCACGGTTCTAAATCCTCTCACGGCTTTGCAAACGACTGGACTGTCTATGCCTTTTCCTCGAAAAGTGCGCGAGATAGTTTTGTCGAAAAAAGCGACAATCTTTCCTGCAAAGCCATTCCTTTTAAAAAAGTCACTGCTCACGCAGCCAACTGGTCACTGACCAGAAACGAGTACAACAAACCGAAGCCGTTTTCGGCCGAGTTTTGGGCAATCGTCCCTTTTGAAGCATGGAATGATCAAGGGATCGATGGCTGTATCGGGGTCGTCGATGTCTGTTTTGACGGTCATCCTTACTATCGCGATTCAACCCCACTATACAAATAACCAATCACCCGCCCCGGCTTCGGCCGGGGCAAAAGGCAACCAAGATGGGCCAAAAAGAATCTAACCGCCGCTGGCAACAAAATAACCGCGACAAAACGCGCGCCTATTGCAAAGCTTATTACGAGCAGAATAAAAAAAGGATTCTGGAAAAAACATCAGAAAGATATTACGCCAGCAAAGGCACCGGCAAAATCAAGTGCCCACTTTTGACTAAAGAAGAAAAGCAGCAAAAAACAAGAGAATATAATCGAGCCTATGCAAAATTAAGGCGCAACAACGACCCTGCCCCGCTGCAACAGTGGCGGGAAAAGTGGCAAAAGCACAAGGAGATTTAACCATGGCCCCACAAGATCGCCCACGCATCAGTAAACGCTATGCCGATTTCGTCGGCAACCCAGACAACTACAGCGGCCGGATCAACAGTATCGTCGGGCGCTACCAGGCAGTCATCGCCGAAGGCATGCCGGAGCTAACCGAGAGGGAATGGCTGGCGATCATGGATGCCAACAACGGCACCGTGTTCCCAGGCCCCGACGAATCAACCGAAATCGACCCGGCCCGCTACGCCTGGATGAATGTTCAGGATTCCGTCGAGGATGGCCTGAACGAAAAATGGCAGATCGACTGCCTTGATCTCGCCAGAAAAATGAAATCCATGACTTATGTCGAGCAGTGCGGCGTGATGGAGGTCATCGGCCGCTTCTGGGAGCGCTCTGAAAAAATCTTTGAATCCTCACACGACAGTCTGATCGACGCCGGCGCGAAGATCGCCCAAAAAACATAAATTTCCACGTGGACAAATGTGGACACATGTGGACAAAACGCAAAAACAAAAAGGGTTAGCCGATAGAGGCTAACCCTTTGTTTTTACTATGGTGCGGGTGGAGGGACTCGAACCCACACACCTTACGGCACTAGATCCTAAATCTAGCGTGTCTACCAATTCCACCACACCCGCAATTTAACTCAC